CGTTCGATCATGCTGAGCACCATGAGTTCGCTTGCGAGGTTCACGCCCTTCGCAGTGACTGACTCCTTGCCGTCGGCAGTGACATGGGCGTTTTCGGAAAGGATCGCCATGTACTCGCGCGACATCTTGCGCGTCACGAAGTCTTTGATTTCCACGTAACCGTTACGGATTTCGAGCCTTTGCATATGCAGGGACTTAGTGAATGAAATATTGTGCAGGACTTACGGAAAAGGGGCACCGGCAAAGCGCAGGTGCCCCACATTCCGTCTTCCCAGCCCTCGCGCCCTGCACAGGACGAGGGCGGGACTTCCTCGCTTAGTACGCAGTTGTCTGCGTGTTTTGGAGGAGGACGTGCATCGTTTCGCTGTCGTCGACCGAGAACTCGCACTCAAAGCCGAGCGTCTGGCGAACGAGTGCATCATTGTCGCTATCACGCTCCCAGCTTTCAAAGGCACAGGATGCGAGATCGATACGGAGGCGCGGGTTCGATCCCGATCCGATCGATGCGCTCGAGACGAACTCAACGCGCATGGCCTTCTTCGTGCTGTTCACGACGTAATCCTTAAGGGTCGTCGAGTTGAAGAGCGCAGTCAGGTCACCCACAACGGTGAACTGCTTGTTGTGGATTGACGAGATGTCCGTATCGCCGAATGCCTGGTAATCCTCGAGGTTCTTCTGGATCGTGATCTTCACGCGTTCGAGCGGCGTTGCCGTTGCAGAGTCGAGCTCAGCGATGCTGTCGGCGAAGTACACGTCGGCTTCGATGGCCATAAACTCGTTTTCTTCCGTGTATGACGGCGAGGACGAGGTCGAGGCTTCTTTCTTTGCCTTCCAGGTGCTGGTGATCTTGAGGAAGTCGCCCACTGCACACTCGAGGTCGAGGGTGTCGAGCATACCGTACGCCGCGCGGTAATCGCCGACCGGGTCGACGCCGTAGAGCGTATAGCTTGGGTGGTTATTGGTGTTCAAGCGTTCAAACAAGTGCGTACGCACAGTGTTGTCGAATGTTGGGATTGCCGTTGCGCCCGATGTGCCACCGGTAATCTGGTTCGAGGCGGACGTGAAGGTGCCGCTTGTGATCGATACGTGGAGGATTTGACTTGCACCTGATCCGTCCACAGCCTCGATGACACCAGTTGCGCTCGATACTGCCTGCGTAATGGTTTCACCAAGAGCAAACGTGCCGCTCACCGTGCCGAGCGTCATGCGCAAACACAGGGTGTCCGAACCGAGGGCTGCCATGAGGAAGTGGCCAAGATACACATCGCGCGCGATGGCCTCGATTTCCACGATGGTCATCTGCTTGACCGTCTGCGAATCCCGGAGCTGGTCAATGTTGCCGTATGCGCTCATGTCCTTCGCCTTTCCAAACTCCGGACGGAAGACGCCCGATACCTTCGGAAGCCAGGCGGTCGCCGATACCGGCGTTCCTGCCGTGCTCTCTTTGCCAAGGCCGACTTTTTGTAGCCGACCAATATGTTCGTTGGCCATAATGGCTATTCGTTAGATGAATCTTCGGCAGGGACTTCTGGCTTTGCACTGAGCGCGGCGGCCTTTTCGTTCGCCTCCTCCTGCGAGGATGCGAGAATGGTCACGCCATTGCCGATGCTCGGGAAGTAGAAGCGTCGAAGCGGTGCTCGCTCCTCAGCCGCTTCCCGTTGACTCGCGAGGCGACGTTCTTGGGACTTCGATGGCATAGAAAATGGATTATGCTGTGATTGATTGTAGCACCTTTGCAGTGACCCGAATACTGAGCACTGCGACTGGTTGACTGTACTCATCGCTGAACGTCGGGCGTCCGCTCGCATCCACCATGAAATACACGGCATCGCCCGAGAGCGTCTGGTGATCGTCCTTGCGGAACTCCGCCTTGAGCGCGTCGTACAGGTTGAGCCATTTCTGATATGCCGTGTTGCTCTCGTCGACCGGGAAGACGGTCACGATGTCGAAGAGCATCGTCTGCTCGTTCGTTATCGTGTCGATCATGCGCTCTGCATCGCCGGCGAATAGCGTCATGACAGCCGGGAAGGAGGACGGCTTGGCCTCCGGATACCGGTACTTCACCGGGATAATCGACACCGATACGGTGTCGACGATGTCGGCGATCCGGTCATGGATTGATTGAATATCGGCCATATTTCGCTACTTTTTGAGCACTTGAATCTTCGCAAAGCGATCGCGGATTTCCTTTTTGTTGTCCTGGATTGCGCGCGTGAGGTACCGCTTCGGCTTGATGACGACCTGCTTGACGGTGGCCCATCCCTGCGCGCCTTTGAAGACGAGATACTTGCCCCTCTTTGGCTTGATCGTTCCGCCGAGTTCGTGGATGCGCGCGTAGTCGAGGTTCGTGCCGATCACGCCTTCCACGGCCGTTCCTTTCGACTGCACATCCCAGTTGAACGAGCGCGCGAGCGTTCCGGTTTTCTTCGGGACATATCCAGGCTTCACCATCGTCGAGTGAACCTGAAGAAGCGACGCCGTCATTGCGATCTTGAGACCGCTCTGAATGGCATCGGGAGCCCCCTCGAGTCCTTCGACGAGGCCGTTGATTTTCGCCCGGTCAAAGCTGACTCGAATGCTCCCCATATGCCCTTTTATTCATTGTAGACCGTGGCCTGCTTGTTGAGGCGCAAGGTGTAGATGTCGTCCGTGTCCTCATTGTTCTCGTGCCGCTCGATGCCGACGATGCGGTACTCGTTCGAGCTTCCATCTACGACCTTGTCGCCGACCCTGTAGTTACCTGGCTCAACGTGGCAGTCGTACGTTTCAATGCCAGGCTGTTCGCCAAGGACAGCTACGAGCTCCGGGGATGTGTTTTCGATGTATGCCGCCACACCCGAAACCGTAGCCGACGCTGAAAAGGACGACGTGTCCGAGCTGTCGGTCAGGCGGTACGTGGTGATGGTGGTGTTCGCTCCGATCATACGATGTGGAGTTTTGCGCGCTTGTAATGGCTGATTGCCGTCTTGAAATCCGCCGCATCCGCATCAGAGGCGAACGTGACGCTCTTGCTCCCGATGCTGTAGCTCTGCACGCGGGCGTTTTTGCGCTTGGCAAAGCGTCCGGCAATGAGTAGGAGCACTGCGCCGCGGATCCCTTCGGGGAAGTCGACGCCAGCGAGAGTCGATGCCGACTTCGCAAGGCGCACACTGTCGCTTGTGGCGAGCGTACGGCCCGTGGCTTGAGCCTGGTAATCGTCGACGACGTACACGACGTTCTGGAGCGCAAAGGCGCGCACGTTCGTCAGGGCGTCGATTGCCGCAGCGAGGTTCGTCGCCTCCTCGTCATTGTCCGCACCGGCCGTCCAGTCCGTTCCACGCGTAACGGTGCCGCCGCCCGCACTCGGGGTTGCACCGAGGATCACGGTCGCGGCTGCCGCGAGGTTGGCGTAATCGGTCACGGTGATCGTCGCGTACCCGCTGGCGTTCCAGCCGGATACGTAGTCGATCGTCACTTCGCGCTCGCCGCCGGTCAGGCCGTCATCGAGGTGGAGGACGTAGTTATCGATGTCGTATGCATCGTCCTGTTCGTAGAGCGTGTCTTCGTCCTCGTAAAGATCGCCAATGGCCTGCACGTGAAGGTCACGGAGTTCGAGGCGATCCGTTCCGCCGTTATGCACCTCCCCCGACACCTTGTGGAGTGCGAGATCAGTCACCGAGAGGATTCCATTGAGGTCGTCCGTGGCAAACTTGTTGATCATCGCAAGCACGGCATCTGAGCTGGAGCCCGAGATGCCGAGGTACGTTTTGATTTCGTCGGTGGTGACGTAGAGATTCATATCGGTGGGAGTTTTTAGAACAGCGCGACTATCTGGTCGTACCAGCCGTCTGCCGCTCTATCATAGCCTGTTTGATTCAGGTGGATTGAGTTGTACCAATCGGTCACCTGATAAGGGCCAAGATAGGCATATTGGTCATAAACGATGACCTTGCCGAGTGCCGGCGATGCTGAATAATCAGCCCTGAGTGCCATCTTTGCGGCGAGCTTGGTGTTGTAGCTTTCAACGAGTGCCGTGTCGCCGTCGATGTCGTAAATGGTGCCGACGATGATGAGGGCGTTGGGGGAGTCGATGCGAATCTGCGAGCAGATCGCGTCTACGTAGTCGCAGGCGTCATCGAGGTCAAAGCCCATTGATACATCGTTTGCGCCAATATCAATAAGAAAAACGTCCGAATCGGGATATAGAGGTGACTCAGTTTGCACGTACGTCAATAACTGATCAGTCCTCAGCCCGG